TGCAACGAGCCTGTGAATTTTCTTGAAGGTGTTACATCACGTCCGGAGACAGATGTCGTCGCACCCGGTCCGAAGCGCATGTTTGATTCCGCATAGTTTAACTTATGGGCTGTTAATGGCCCAAGGATTTGCCAGATGATAGTCCGGGCCTTTTCAAGCACGGGTATTATCTCTGGTGATACCGAAATGGTACCATCAACAAATCCGCGGATTCGCTCATTTGCTTCTTTGCAGGAACGTTCCGAGTCGAAAAACTTTTCGTAGGCGTTCTTCTTTCTATCGAAAGAAGTCGGCAGACGTACGTTTTTCCTAAGCACGGATACTGAAAGGTAATCATCCGCGAAGGAATGCGCGTCATTATAATGTAAAGGATCTATGGTTTTCTCAACCAGTTGATCCCACTCATTATATGTTGCGAGCATCCAACACGAAAGAGATACCGGAGTATCAATGGACTCAGTTAACTTCAAGTAAGCCTTCTGCTCTATGACATTCATAAGAGCTCTACCTCCACATAGGATGTAGTACAATTGAATGGGGACATTCCCCACCAAGTAAAACTTGGCAGACACGTCAGCTCGACTAATTAGCTTATTTAGGGCTAATCGACATAAAATGCGCCCTTACGGGAGCACAAATGTCAGGGTAAACAGCGACGATTACCTGTAGTAAGAGAGTCACAATGGTTGCAAGTTGCAACCACGTGTCCCTCTTACGTCTTGGTATTCGAGGTGTGCGAGGCTCGGACTTCTCCGAGTCCCGGACACTTCTCTCGTCCACTGTTAACCCCAGACTGGGCTGACCTTAACAACGGCATCCTTAATTGGACCGTCATTAAGTACCGCATTCGTGATAAGGGCAATCATGTCCTGTCTCACGCTAAGCGGCGTCCGTTCATGGAAGGCAACACTGAAGTCGGCACGGTTGGTGTAGTCAACTACATCAACCCCATCGACTGTCTTCTTCACCGGGTAGGTCAGAGTCACCTCTGTCCTATTGGTGGGACGAGTTGCGTTGGAAAGCGTCGTACGAACCTTAAGCCTCGGCATAAGGA